TGACCGAATCATTCCTTAGTGGAATGAAGGGTCTTTTTGAAGAACATTATGTACACATTCCTGACGATAAATATGATGTCCTTGAGACTATGGTAGATAAACTTGATGACATGGAAACCAAGCTCAATGAGCAAATTGAGAAAAACATCGGTTTAAATAAGAGACTTGCTGAGTCTGTTGCTGATGGTATTCTCGAATCTGTTTCTGACGGTCTAGCGACTACGCAGAAAGAGAAGCTCTCCTCACTTTCCGAAAGTGTAGAGTTTGAAAGTGAAGACCAATATCGTGAAAAACTGGAGATGCTAAAGGAATCTTATTTCCCTAATGGTATATCTTCAGCAAAAGCTAAAACAGAAAGTCTCTCTGAGGGAGTTGACTCTGCACCAGTAAGTCACTCTGGTTCAATGGCAAACTATCTTAAGACACTATCTGCAGTAGCAAAAAGTTGATTTAACAATTACAAACTAAACACTTATTTTTAAAGCAATGTTCCAATCAGAATCATTGCAGGAAAAGTGGGCTCCTCTACTAGACTATGATGGAATCGAAAAGATTTCAGATCCTCATAGACGTAGTGTAACTGCTGTCCTGTTAGAAAACCAAGAAAGATTTTTAAGAGATGAAGCTGCCTTCTCAGAAGGTGGAATGACTCTTACAGAAACCCCAACAAACCACGCAAACGCTGCAGGCGCTTCAGGTGGATTTGGTGGTACTGCATCTGCACCACAGGCTGGTTTCGACCCTGTTCTAATCTCTTTGATTAGAAGATCAATGCCAAACTTGGTCGCATACGACCTTGCTGGTGTTCAACCAATGACAGGTCCTACTGGACTTATCTTTGCAATGCGCTCCAAGTACAAGCACATGGGTGCTGATGGAGTAGAAGCATTCTACAACGAAGCAGAGACACAGTTCTCTGGAGAAAACAGTGGTAACAGTCTAGAGAACGGCTTCTCAGAAGCTGGAGCTGGTATTGGTACTACTTCACAGTCTGGTACTAACCCTGCTGTTCTTAACCCAACATCATCTGCAACTAATACTGATTACAGTGTTGGTCAAGGTATGGTTACTGGTGATTCAGAGAACCTTGGTAACGGTGCTGGAAATCACTTCAACCAGATGGCATTCTCAATCGAGAAGGTCACCGTGACTGCAAAGTCTCGTGCGTTGAAAGCTGAGTACTCACTAGAGCTTGCTCAAGACCTTAAGGCAATCCACGGATTGAACGCAGAGGCAGAACTTGCTAATATCCTTTCTACTGAGATCCTTGCGGAAATCAACAGAGAAGTTATTAGAACTATCTACAAGACTGCTGAACAGGGTGCTGTTGAGAACGTAGCAACTGGTGGTGTATTTGACTTAGACATCGACAGTAATGGTCGTTGGTCAGTTGAGAAGTTTAAAGGTCTTCTGTTCCAGATCGAAAGAGATGCAAACAGAATCGCACAAAGAACTCGTCGCGGAAAGGGTAACGTCATCCTTTGCTCTGCTGACGTTGCTTCTGCATTAACAATGGCTGGTGTACTTGATTACACTCCTGCACTTAATACTAACCTTAACGTTGATGATGCTGGTAATACATTTGCTGGTACTATTCAAGGTAAGTACAAGGTATACATCGATCCTTATTCTGCTAACCTAGCAGCTAACAACTCTGGACTTGCACAAGGTGCTAACCAGTACTACGTTGTTGGTTACAAAGGATCTTCTCCTTACGATGCTGGTCTGTTCTACTGCCCATACGTTCCTCTACAGATGGTTCGTGCAGTTGGTCAGGAAACCTTCCAACCAAAAATTGGCTTTAAGACTCGTTACGGTCTTGTTGCTAACCCATTTGCAGAAGGCACAACAGCTGGTCTTGGTGCTCTTAAAGTTAACTCTAACCGTTACTACAGAAGAGTTGCTATTAAGAACCTCATGTGATCTAAATATCTCGGTTCGAGATGGATCAAAAGACTCTCCTTCGGGAGGGTCTTTTTTTATGCCTTGACAAAAGTTTCTAAAGCCTATATAATATTACGTATATAAATCACTGAATTACATAAGTAAATATGACTGCAACACTAAGCACACCTATATCATCTATGAGAACCTTGATTCCTTTCACTGGAGGGAACTGGTCAGATGTTCTCGACAATGAAGTATTTCAAGCTATCATTAAAAGTCCTCCTTCATTCTGGGGATTAGAATACAGGGGTTTCCAAGTATCTGATATGACAGAGGTGGATACTGATGACTCTGGTAATACTGCACGATCAGGTGGAACAAAACTAAAAAAGAATGATGTAGAAAAAGGTTGGGATGTTTCTGAAAGACCATTAATTCTAGTTTGGGTTGGGCAAGAAATATATCTTTGGGATGGATTCAACAGATGGTGGAAACTCAATGATATGGGTGAAATCTATGCACCAACATGGGTCTACCAACTCAAAGAAGGCTTTGACATGAAAGATGTCAAAGAGCATGTTCAATTAAGTGCTAACAATACTGCTAGAGCAGATGAGCATACAAAACGTGACTTCATTAACACAGGACTAGAGTGGGCAAAAAGACATAGCATTAAAGATCTTGATAAGATCATTGAATGGGTGAATCGTTCTGAACATAGTTGGAACAAAAGACAAATCGATCAAATTGCATCTTCGATTTACTTAGAGTCTGAGACTGCTCATGTAAGACATATCATCACAGGTTCAGCAGCAAGAAAAGAAGCTTGTGAGTTTGTGGGTGCTGAACTTACATATAAGAAGGATAATAACGGTGAGGTTATAGTTGAAAACCCAATCGTCATATGCACAAAAGTTGATGATTATATTAAAGATGCTTTTGTACAACATATGAGAAAATTTGTCAAAGATGATAAAGAAGGACAACTTGAAACCACAGAACTCATAGGTTATACTAAGGGTTGTGATACTGCTAAAGGTGTAAGAGAACAACGTCAAAACGCAAAAAATATGTTTGATGAATTAGATGAGTTGGTAGTAGGCTATGCTATGCTCAAGATGAAACTAAATGGCAAAGTACCATACAAGTGGTTAGGATTCTTACCACAACTATATGGCACTGAGTGTGGTGATGGATGTGAAAACAAACTAGTAGACTAATATCAAGAGGGTTAACCACCCTCTTTTTTATGGGTATAAATAATATGCCTAGTGTAGACTAAGATGAATAATGTCACAATTAACAGACAAACAAGCCGCAAAGAAACTTCTTAAGTTAGCAAAAGCACATCCTGATTGGTATAGTAAAAAGGATGTCTTTTATGCTAAGATGATAAAGAAGAGAATTAAAAAAGAAGAGCAGTCAACCGATAAATAATTAAAAAACTTATGAATGATTTTAGTGTATTCATATATTTCCTAATGTTTGCTGCAACTGCAGGAGCAACATTTGCATTTATGTGGAAAACTATGAGTTCCACACTACAAGAATTCGATAGTCCAAAGAAAAAAATATATAAAGTACCTGCACCTCATCCAGAAATGGAAGGTATAAAATATGGAGAAGAGTTATTAGTCTATAATCCAGAAGAGCAGTCAACCGATAAATAACTAAAAAAATATAATGGCAATTTCTAACGGACTAAAGAATCAAATACAAAACAAGAACTTTTTGAGTCCTGTTGGATTTAAATTTATTCTTAACAGAACTCCCAAGGTAGCATTCTTTTCTAACTCAGCAGTGATACCTGGTTTTTCTTTAGGTACTGCTGTGCAACCAACATACTTAAAAGATATAGATCTTCCAGGTGACAAGCTAACCTTTAATGATTTCTCATTACGATTTCTAGTAGATGAGGATTTAGAAAACTATAATGAGATACAGAAATGGATGCGTGGAATGGGTTTTCCAGAAAGTCTAGAAGAGATCTATAAGTTTCAAAAAAGTGATCCCAATATACCACAGGATAATAAAAGATTGAATCTATATTCTGATGGAACACTGAATGTTCTTACTAGTCAATCAGTTCCAAACTTTAAAGTAAAATTCAGTGATATGTTTCCAGTATCATTATCTGATCTAAACTTTGATGCTACTGATACAGATATAGACTACTTGACAGCAGAGGTCACATTTAAGTATACTATATACAACCTTACCGATTTGGGTGATAATCCTTTATGAATCTAAATCTTGAAGAAATTCAAGAGATGTGGGAAAAAGATGCAAAGATGGATAGAGATAATCTACATGAAGAATCATTGAACATCCCCTCTCTACATGCAAAGTATTTTGAACTTTATAATACAATCTTCTTACTAAGGAAGAAGGCAGAACAACAAAGAAAAAACATCCGTCATGAACGGTATGAGTATTTTAGTGGCAAAGCAGATCCAGAAGTATATCAAGATAATCCTTTTCCAAAGAAGATAAGAGATAAGGATACGATGCAGAAATATATGGATGCAGATGAAAAACTATCTACGTCAAGCTTGAAGATAGATTACTATGATACAATGTTAGTATACTTAGAAAGCATACTCAAGGTAATACAGAACAGAACATTTCAGATAAAGAATGCAATAGAGTTTATGAGATTTAATTCAGGACTGGGTTGACATAACTTCATAAATACCAGTAGATGCATGGACTAAGTGATAGACACAACGGCCAATGTTGTAATATCAAAGGCCAACGAAGTATTTTTAAAAATTGATACAGAACCTCATATTGAGTATGAGTTAAGGGATCACTTTACCTTTGAGGTAGAGGGTGCAAAGTTCATGCCTCAATATAGAAGTAAGTACTGGAATGGTGAAATACATTTATATGATTTGAGATCGAAAAAGATATATGTTGGTCTTCTAGATAAAATTATTTCTTTTTGTGAGAGACACGATTATACTTACAAGTTTGAAGATAACCAATATTATGGAGCACCATTTGAATCAAATGATGGTATCTCTTATGAGGGTGTAAAAGATTATATGAAATCTATTTGTTCTCATTCTCCGAGGACATACCAAATTGAGGGAGTATACGATGCTCTAAAGTATAACCGAAAGCTATTGATATCACCAACTGCTTCAGGTAAATCTTTGATGATTTATTCTCTTGTAAGATATTACGTAGATAAAGGGCAAAAAATCCTCTTAGTTGTTCCAACGACATCTCTTGTAGAGCAGATGTATAAGGACTTTGAGGATTATGGTTGGGATGCTGAGTCATATTGCCACCGCATATATGCAGGAAAAGATAAAACAAATGAACATCCAGTAACAATCACCACATGGCAATCTGTTTATAAACTAGAACGTTCATTCTTTGAAGATTACAATGTAGTTATAGGAGATGAAGCTCACCTATTTAAGAGCAAGTCTTTAGTTAACATAATGACTAAGTTACATCATGCTAAGTATAGATTTGGTTTTACTGGAACATTAGATGGCACACAGACGCATAAATGGGTCTTAGAGGGTTTGTTTGGACCATCATACAAGGTAACAAAAACAGATCAATTAATGAAAGAAGGACATCTTTCTCAACTGGATATACAATGCATTGTTCTCAAACATCCTTCTCAAAAGTTTGAAACATATCAAGATGAAATAGAATATCTTATTAGTCACCAACAGAGAAATAACTTTATCAAAAACCTATCACTTGATTTGAAAGGAAATAGTTTAGTTCTTTTTTCTAGAGTCGAAGCACATGGGCAAGTGCTTTATGATTTAATAAATAGTAACAAGAAAGGTGACCGTAAAGTATTTTTTATTCATGGTGGTGTAGACACTAGTGAAAGAGAACTTGTTAGAGAAATTACCGAGGAACAATCAAATGCGATCATCATTGCAAGTTATGGCACTTTTAGTACTGGGATCAACATTAAGCGGTTGCACAATATTATCTTTGCTAGCCCCAGCAAGTCCAGAGTTAGAAACCTCCAGTCCATCGGTAGAGTTCTTAGAAAAGGAAAAGACAAAGTAAAAGCAACATTATATGATATCTCTGATGATTGCTCTACTAAAAGTAAAAAGAATTATACATTAAACCATCTAATTGAAAGAATTAAAATTTACAATGAAGAGAATTTTAATTATGATATCATCACCGTACAACTAAAAAAATAATTATGGAAGACGATTTCTATGCAACCATAAAATTTAAAACTGGAGAAGAAGTATTTGCCAAGGTCGCAGCTTCTGAAGAAGAAGATAGGACTATGTTGATAATTTCTAATCCAGTTACAATTGATCAGATTAAAAGTAGGTCGGGTCTTCAAGGTTTTAAAGTAGAACCTTGGTTAAAGACCACCTCCGAAGATATGTTTGTAGTTGATATCGCTGACGTATTAACTCTAAGTGAGTCTAATGATATGGAAATGATTGTAATGCACCAAGCTTATATTAATAACTCTAATTCTTTTATAAAGAAGAATAATAAATTAGATCGAAAAATGGGATATATTAGTAACGTCCAAGATGCTAAAAAGATATTAGAAAAGATCTATAAGAATAATATAGAACCTAAGAGCTAATACCTTTTCTGAAACTCCACAAAGTTATTCTAACTGCAATTTAGATACTTGTCAAGTCGGGATTTAAATGTTATAATATCTACATAGTAGTGATAACGACTTATGGCAATAAGACCTATGGTTAAACGGAAAAGGTCAGAGCACTATGTGAATAACAAAGAGTTTCTTGCTGCTCTCATTAGATACCAAGAAGATATTGAGATAGCACAACTTCAAGATAAACCTAAGCCTGTCATACCAAGGTATATTGGTGAGTGTTTCTTAAAGATTGCTACGCACCTATCTTTCAAACCAAACTTTGTCAACTATATGTTCAAAGATGATATGGTTTGTGATGGAATAGAAAATTGCGTACAATATATACATAACTTTAATCCAGAGAAATCTCGCAATCCATTTGCATATTTTACCCAAATCATTCACTATGCATTCTTAAGAAGAATACAGAAGGAAAAGAAACAGTTAGAAATTAAGAATAAGATATTAGAAAGAACTGGTTACGAGCAAGTATTTGATACTGATGCTAATGGTAATGATTCAGATTATAATTCAATCAAAGATTCAGTTCATTCAAAGCTTAGATACTAATGAACTTATTGCAAATTGCTGGTTTTGAGGATACATCAGAACAGGATGAATATGTTAATCCTAATATCCGTCCTTATAATGGAGTAGTGGAAACTCATTCACCTCAGAATACTCAATTATCTAGAATGAAAGGGAGAGCAAGTGAGCATTATTTTGCTTCTCGATATTATGAATGGGCAGATTCGGAAGATTTACAACTAGTAGAACCAACTGTAGATAAAGGTTGGGATTTTATGGTAGCAAAGAATGGTAAAAAATTGCAAGTTAAAAGATTTAATTCTACAGGCAAACATAGTAATAAAAATAATGTTAAGTTAAAAAGGACTAGGACTTCTCCTAGAAGAGGGACAACTTGCCATAATAATTATGATGAGTTTTCATTTGATTATTTGATTGTACATGATGCTGTAACTGATAAAATTATTGTTGCTGATAAAAAAGAATGTTTTTATGATAATGGTGATTGTAAAACAAGTGTTTCTGTTTATCCAACATTTAAAAGTAAAGGTTTAACTGACTTGGGATTTGAGGTATTCAGATGAAGATTGCGATCATAACAGATCAGCACTTTGGGTGTCGTAAAAACTCTAAACTTTTTCACGATTATTTCCTAAAGTTTTATAATGATGTATTCTTTCCTACACTTGAGAAAGAAGGTATTACCACGGTCATTGACATGGGTGATACTTTTGATAGTAGAAAAGGAATTGATTTTGCTGCATTGACGTGGGCTAA